ATTCTTCAGGGAGCATGCCAAGGAAGGTGCTGATCGCATCAACAATCACATAGGTAACATTCGCAGAGGTCAGCAGGGTCAGCAAAGTATAAAAGCTGCATACCAACCGGGCAACCAGGAACCCAGATACTATGATCGCGTAAACCAGGAAACAGGTGAGGTGACTGCCGGTCCCTACCGTATGGACAAGACTGATGCGGACCGGGACAACGAGGTGTTTGCTGAGTGGAATTCTCCCATTCGTGCTCAAGTGTCCGAGGCAAGACGCAAAGCACTTAGGGCGAGATACAAGGCAGAAGCTGGACCGGACGATCCAACCAACTATCTAGGGGGCCGCCCCCTAGTTGATAGAGATCGTCCTTATGCTCTACCAAAACCTCCCAGTCAGCGTGGTCCTGCTGGGACAGGTGGACATGAACTCTTCAGTCCAACAGGAGTGCAACCACTCCAGGATACTAGACAGGTAGAAAAAGATCCTCGGAGTCACGTGGATCTCAACGCGACTGGAGTGAGACCTAACTTTGTTGACTCTCAGGGTAATGTGTTGCCCTGGGATGAGAGAGCACTGGAGGCGTATCGTGATCAGGTGGTGGGTAATTCCCCCGCCCCGACACCTTCACCGGACATGACCTACAACACCCCCAACCCGATGATAGGTGGCATCTATCAGTATAACGAGGCAGGTGGTCTGCACTACTCACCAGATGACGAGTCGGAAGTAGGTGGACAGAACCCTGCGCCACCTCAGAAAGTTTACAATCCACGACGTTATGGGATGGTTCGTGATGAAACCACGTTGCCTGATATGTGGGACGTGCTGGATTCCTACGATAATCAATTTGATCAGGTGAATTTGACTGAACAGGAAGCTGTTGATCGTGTGCGGGAACTGGAAAAGAACCCCAACTATGGTGGTGAAGGGAAAGCTATGCAAGTGAGGGTGATCAGAGGACACAACACCCCACCAGACCAAGCAGGTGAGACACGAGAGGGTGATTTTTTACCATATTCTGACGAAAGTGGATATCAGCACTTGCTAACAGGTATTGAAAAAACAGATACTGATACTCTCAGATCCACCAGAGCGGCGGTGGGTAGGTATCCGCATGGTACAGAGGGACAGCATCTCACCTCTCGTATTCTTCCTCATTATCCGGGGGTTACTCGGGGAGAGTCATTAGAGCGGGCACAGCGCATGGCTGAGCACCTTGAGTTACAAGGTCATGAAGGACCCATCCGTGTCATCGATAACACGATGGAGGAAGGCAGTGAGGGTAACAAGGGCATCAGGGACGTGCTGAGAGCGGCTGGGAGGGGTGCCAGGGCAGTTGGACGGGGTGCAGGGCGGGTAGCAACTAGACTGGGTCCTGAGATGGTTGCCGGTACTGTGGGTGGTCTGGTCAGCGGTGGTCCCCTCGGCGCCTTCGCTGGGGTTGCTGCAGCTAATGCTGTTCGTACTGCTCTCGACATCCGCCGTGACAACGCCCAGTACGAGGCAGAGAATGAAGCTGAAGAACGCCGCTTAGCTTCACGTACTCCGGAGCAGGTCAGGCAGGGGCAGGCGTCACTCAAGACCTTGCGAACCAAGTACAAGTTTGGTCCACAAAACGTACCCGGCAAGGTAACCATCCGTCGTCGCTATCGTGGTGAGGGTGGTGGTGAGACACTGCCCGGTTCGGAAGGGGAGATGCCTCATGTGGTTCAGCAAGAAACTCCCTACGGCACGGAGGACGTGCGTGAGTATCACCGTGACTTGACGGGAGTGAATGCTTCTCGTGCAGCTACACGGATGGCACATAACTATGCTGACAATCAGGGTTTAGTGGTTGAGGACAGACGAGGTGAGGATTTTGATCGCATCTTGCGATCACCTAGACACAACTCGCTGAAGTCCCTCCTGGCAAAGTACAAGGCAGATCCCAAACCACCTGCGCCAAAACCAGTGATGGGCATGCCAGTGGGTACGGGCGGTGGGAGCCCCACCGCTCCAGTGCATGGTACAACTGCAAATCAGCAACCAGCCAATCAAGATACTGATGTGATGAGCAATCCTGCTCCAGCACAATCAGGTGGGGAAAAGGGCATAGGTGACACGATCCGCGAGTTTGCCAAACCCATAGCTTTGGGGATGGCAATAGGATCAGCGGGTACAACTACAGGAGCTGCTGCTTATCAAGCAAGCAGAGGTCGATCTGCAAATGAGATAGTTGCTAGTGCTGCTCAGGGGCATGTGCAAGGGGTGTTGGGTGGGGCAATGGCTGGAGCTGCATACGGTACAGGGCGTCGGCGTGGTCGGGAAGAGAGTGAAGAGGAACAGCAGCCTACACAGCAACGCAAACAGGGACGAAAGACCTTACGAGAGAGGTACAAGAATGTCTCAACCCAGTGACAAGGTGCCCGCTGAAAAAGCAGCACAGATCCTCAAGGACGGTGAGGCGAACGGCAAACCACTGACTGCCAAACAGGAACGCATGTTCCAAGCAGCAGTTCATAAGGATGAGAAGGCAATCAGGTGGCATGAACACCATAGTCCAGATACTCATTATACACGGGAGGAAGCTGAGGAATTAGCTCAGCGTTACAGGGGGATGCGTGGTGGAGATGAAGGTTGGGATTGGCAAGTTGCTCCACATTCTCATCTGCCTGGTCGTTTTAACGTGATACAACGTCCACAAAAAACAACCTTGGATACGATACGGCAAACTCATCCACAGGCGGCAGCTTCTTTTCTTGTCGAGGGTGAAGGGCAGGTTGGTTACCACGATCGATTTAGACAAACTGATGTAGCTCGTGTTGATCCTGTTACCGGACAACCGTTTCCGAAAAACCCCACTCATCACGAAAAGGGAGTAGATATGTCCCAGACTAACGGCGAACCCCAGCAGAAGCGGTTCCAGACCGTCAAACTGAAGAGTGGTGGGTTTGGTGTCCTCGACACTCACACCAAGCAACTGGTGCAGTTCCGCAAGAAGTCTGCACCGACTGTTGCTCGGGCAGACCCTGCGCAGCAAAAGCGCTTCGTTCCAGTACAGCTCAAGTCTGGTGGGTTTGGTGTACTGGACCTAGCTACCAAGCGTCTAGTCAACTTCAGGAAGAAGGGCATACCTGCTCAGGTCAAAGCTGCACCACCTGACATGGGTGGCGATCCTGCTATGGGTGGTGGGGATATGGGAGGTACTCCAGAGAAGCACTCCGTCGCCTTCCTGCGCAAGTGGCACGAGCGTGCGTTGCGTGACCTGGAGGAGCTGGATTCTGACCGGGCGCTGCTAGACAACCCCAAGATCGACAAGTGGGCAGAGAAAGCTGGGCAGAAACTGGTCCAGCACGTCGAGGAGATGGAATCTCTCTTTGGTAGTGTCCACCCTGATGCTGAACCGCTGGTGGGGACTGAGGAGGCGAACCCGCAAGCGGAAGACACTCTGGATGCCACCCCCAATGACCCCTCTGTTGAGTCAGAGGTAGACAGCGAGATGCCACCTGACCCTGATGCGGTGGGTAATGACGAACCGGGCGTGGGCGCAGAATCCGATGAGAATGGTGGTAAGGGACCCGAACCAACTGGCGAGGAGGTTGCGGAGGGGATGAGGCGTGACCCGGATGAAAAAGGATTGAAGACCAAAGCTATGGAGTGTGGCACTCTCCCTACCCGCAAGGGACCAACACTAGCCCTTGTTGGTCCCAACAAGGTGGATGAGGCGCTGGAGTTCTTCAAGAGTATCTCTGAAGATGACAGCAACCTCGACGACGACAAACGTCTCAAAGCTTACTACCATCACCGGGCCCTGGCTGATGAAGCTAAGGCGTACTTCCACCACGATATGACCAGCGGTGATCAGGCGCCCGAGATGGATGAAGGTCACACGATGGACATGGCTGGTGGTATTGGTGAGAAGGACATTCCCGATCCTACTGGTGACGATGCGGTAGATCCCACCTCACCTGATGGTCTGACACCACACAAGGCGTTGACCCGGGCAAGCAAGTTCCTGGGACTACTCTCCCGTGTCAAGGACTTTGGTCTGAAGCATCGTGAAGCAGCTGGTGCTTACCACAAGATGCTTAGTGGTGTCAAGTTTGTCAAACCCCAACCAAAGGATAGTGACAAACCAACTGTGAAGTCTGTCACCAAGGCACCCACCAAACCTACTCAAGCAGTGAAGTCTAACCTCTCCCCCGAGCAGGTCAAGGCACTGGAAAATCTTCATGACCAGCAGACCAAGGACATGGAGGATCTCAATGGCAAGATGATGCAACTGCTTGCTGCGTTGCCAAAGTAAGAGGCGAAAGTTCTCAAGCAGGCCGCCTGCTTGACTACTAAGCCGTAGTGAGCTAAACAGAAAAAGCATAGCTTCTCTTATTGACGTAAAACCTCCATCCTGTTCACAATTATGGTGGACAGAGCAAGGAGAGTAAACTAACCGTGATGATACGTTCCTGAAACAAACACTTTTCGGAGGTAGATAGATGGCAGTTGGTAACAACATGGTGACGCTGGAGTCCCTCGCTGCCCAGCAACAGAAGTTTGGGGAAGGACTCCAGACTCTCACGAAAAACTTCTCTACAGTGCTGGAGCGAGTCAGCAAGATCCCAGCTCATGGCATGCCCAACCCCCAGCAGGTGTTTGGTCTGCCAAACATCCGTACCGGCGAGGACCCCATGTCTTCGCGTGGTTACTCTTTCATGAAGATGATCGGGCGACTCACTGGCGCCTGCACCAGGGAGGATGCCAAGTTCGAGACGGACATTCACGATCGTCTTCATCAGTGTTATTGCAAGACACTTGGACCCAGTGGCTATACCTTCGCTGGTACTGGGCATGATGGCATTCACAGGTTTCTGGCGCCCCTCAGCACCTCATTCATGCAGGACGGGGTGGTCCCCAACGACTTCCGTCGTGAGATGCGGCAGATGGTCGCTGCCGGGACGGATGGAGCCGATCCGGATGAAATGCGCTGGATTCGCCAGCGGCAGATGAAGTCCTTGGGTTACTCCAGCAAGGCACTCTCCTGGCTCAACGACCTCACAGGTGGGGCGCTGGTTGCTCCCCCGGAGATGGGTGAGCTAATTGAACTACTGCGCAATAAAGAAGCCCTGGTCAACGCTGGAGCTAGAGTTGTTCCTCTGCCGCCTCAAGGCAGGATGAAGTTCCCCCGGCAGACCTCGCCGAGCAATACCTACTGGGTGGGTGAAAACTCCCCCATCACGGATAGCAATATTGGTGTTGGTGAGGTCACCCTGCAAGCCAAGAAGCTTGCCGTGATGATCATCGCCCCCAATGAGCTCATCCGCTTTGCCTCTCCTGCGGCAGAAGCGCTGATGCGGGATGACATGACCAAGTCCCTCGCCCTGGGCTTGGACCTCGCAGGCCTAGAGGGACTTGGTGGTGATACCCGACCGAGGGGTATCACCAACATGCAGAACATCAACCGCATCAACTCCTCTTCCCAGACAACCAATGGCGATGCGGTGGTGGGCGAAGACATCTACCGGATGATTGCCATCCTGGAGGAGAACAACGTCCCGGAGTTTGAAGGTTGGATCATGCGGCCCAAAACCCTGTACAAATACTACCAGCTGCGGGCTAGCAGTATTGCTCAGGGTGACAAGGCCGGTCCCTTCCTCTTCAACCTGATTCGGGAAGCGAGTGAAGGCACTCCTCCCATGCTGGGTGGGTATCCTGTCACCAAGAGCACGCAGGTGTCGCAGGTTGTCTCGAAAGGCACTGCCTCGAACCTGACGTATATCTTGGGGGGCATGTGGTCGGACTTGCTCATCGGGATGTTCGGGGCGATTGAATTTGCGACAACTACACTCGGGGATACCGCCTTTAGAAATGACCAGACGTGGGTCAGGGGTATTTTGAGTGCGGATATCGCCGCTAGGCACGAAGTTTCTTTCGTGCTGATGACGGCGCTAGATCTCGCTCTTTAATATCTCATATGTTTTTGGTAGGTGATTTTGACATTGACTTGAACATTATCACCTACTATCCTGATTGGGGATTCTGAACCCAATCAGGAGAAGGACAGATGAGTAACAGAGGTCTGTGGACAAAAGACATGGAAGCAGTAATGCGAGAACGGTACACAACGGACGGTCCTGCCGTTCTCGCACAGGAGTTCGGGTTGACCAACCGGCAGGTTGTGGTCAAGGCGAACAAGATGCATCTGCCCCGGTTCCTCCAGAGGTGGACGGAGGAGATGGACACGAGGTTGCGAGAGGTGTATCCGACAGCGGAACCGGAGCTTTTGCTTAAAGAGTTCCCTGGTTATGCTCTGTCAGCAATTCGCAGTCACGCTCGCAACATCGGTGTTCGTTGCACTCGTGCCGTCGAGTTTGCGTCCGCTGGCAAGGTCGCTGCCAACAAGTCGTGCAACATCCACTTCTTCGACGAGTGGTCGCCGGGCATGGCATACGCGACTGGCTTCATTTTTGCTGACGGAAGCGTCACGAAGCGGGGTTCGGACATTGTCATTGCCGTCGCTGAGAAGGATATCTCGGTGCTGGAGTATCTCAAGAAGATCACGGAGTCCAACCGAGTCCTTCGCATCGAGGACAACCGCAACAAACCCGGCAACTACAGCAAGCAGCGCTCAGTGTGGTTCACACTTGGTAGTCGTCGGATTGTCGAGCGACTAGCTGAACTTGGTCTGCACCACCGCAAGACCTACAACGACGATCCCTTCCCCACCGTCCCCGATGAGATGTTTCCTCATTTCGTCCGTGGTTACTTCGATGGCGACGGAACTGCTTTTGTCTCCTGTCAGGACTACTGTCGTATTGGTTTGATTGGCACCCCAAAATTCCTCACTGGCATGCGTGATGGACTGGTTCGTCTGGCAGGGATGAAAGAGAACCCGGTCAAGTCGGATGGAGACGACGATGTCTGCTACCGGCGCGTGTGGTGGGGCGCCAAAGCAGATGTCATCCGCTTCCGGGACTTCATTTACCCACGCAACTACAGCTTCTGCCTTGAACGCAAGAAGGCAGTGATCGATACCTGGCTTGAGCAACATCAGTAACATCCTATAAAGGAGATAAAAGAGTGAGCGCCTCCCTAATTGTTGACCTTGGAAACACGGCAAACATGGGCAACGTCCAATCGCTGCCCGGTCCTGTTGTCATCTCCCCATCGGGTCAGTTGTGTGGTCTGTCTGGCCTTTTGGTTGGGGCTAGTATTGACCTCCTCCACGCTGACACTTTCTGCAACCTGGTAGTCGCCGGCACACCAGTGCTGGTCTCTGGACCACTGGTCATTGGTGTACAGTGCTCCGACGTGGACACCAGTGGCACGTTTACTGATCCCACTTCAGGACTAGCTCAACTGCCCACCATCTTCAGCTCTGGTGGGTTTGTGATCCTGGGTTCGGGGTCCTCTGGTGGCATCTTTGGACCTCCGGTGTCGGGGCAGTGCATGATGTCTGGTTTCTTCCAGGCAGCTGGTTTCCAGCGCCCCCAAAGGTTTGTCAGAGCTACCTTTGGAGGACTCACCAGCTTCTTCGTTGGTGATCTCAACGTTGGGTTCATCTCCCAGCGCCTGACGACGGGTTCTGGAGGAGGAACCACGCAGCTTCCAGGCAGTGGAACCCCATTTGTGTGATCGTTTGTATACTAATCAGTACA